AATTAAGAGAGGCCACCTAAATATTGGGTGGCTTTTCTTTTTATATTTGTTCAAAAAATAGCACAATTATGGGCAAAGTTTTAATGAAAAAAACGGTATTTGATAACAAATCAGGATACCACAAAGCCGGTGAAATTGTAACATTATCGGCAGATGTTGAAAGACATTATTTAGCAAATAATTTTGGCACAAAGGTTGAAGATCAGCCGGAAGTTATTGCACCAATTGTGGAGGCCGTAGAGGTTGAAACAAAGGAGGAAAAAATAGTTTACAAGACAAAGGGCAACAAAGCAAAAAAGGATGCGGCAGATCAAGATTAATGATGTAATTGGTGTTCCAATTATTTCACGCACACAAGCAAAAGATTACATCCGTATTGATACAACGGCAGATGATACGTTGATTGATATGATGATTGAGGCGGCACACACAGCGGCTGAAAATTATATGAGCCGGGATATTATCGCAAAGGAACGCACCTATTATTTGGATTATTCTGATTCAGGTTTTATTGATGTTCCATTTGGGCCGGTAGCATCCGTTGATGATGTAACCGTGAAAGAAATTGCCGTTTCATTTTCCGTTTACGGATTAGGTGATCCAATGGTGGAAATTTCCCCATTAGCATCAAACATCAAAATTGATTTCACAACGGAAGGAATGAATGATGGATTATTGAAACAAGCATTGTTGATGATGGTGTCCACATATTACGATAATCGTACAGATTTCGTGACAGGAATGACCGTGAATGAAGTTCCGAGCGCATCCGCTAAATTATTGGATGGCATAAAATCTGTATTTATCTAATGGCAACAAGCAACAACGCATCAATTTTAAAACAACGGATTCTGATCAAACGTTTGGCACGTACATCAGATGGGTTTGGTGGCACAACACCGGGTGGTTATGTTACCATTGACACCGTATGGTGCAGGGTGCAGGAAACCAAAGGGCCTATTGATGAAAGAATGGGAATCAGGTTGAAATCAACGGAGATTGAAATTACGATCCGAAAGGAAACGGCCGATTTGATTGCCAATGAGGATGTGTTGCAAGTTGAAGGGTTTGCGGCTAATTATAGGATCAATTCCGGATTCCAAACGTTTGAGAATTTTTGGGTTAAAATGACAGCCACCAAAATTGAGGGATAATGGCAAAGAAAAGCGGTGTTGATTCTAAGCAATTAGCCGATTTGCAAAATAAAATCAACCAATTAGGCAAATTGTCCAAACAGGAATTGTCTAATGAATTGGTTAAAACTGCAATGTTTGCCGTTGGTGCGATGAAAAGTGATGCCCGACATGATACCGGTAATTTGAGAAATCAAACCGGATTTGAAAGGCAAAATGAAAACACCGTTGTGATATTTTCACGTGCGCCATATGCGCCATTTGTGGAATTTGGAACAGGTCGATTGGTAGATTTGCAACATTTAACAAAATTAGGATTCCCGGCATCATATGCGGCCCAATTTAAAGGCAAAGGGATCAAGAAAGTAAATTTGCCGGCACGGCCTTTTTTCTTTACAAATTTGCGTAAAGAATTAGGGAATTTAACAGATAGATTAGAAACAAAAATTAAACAATTAACGAAATAATGTTAGAACCGATTCAATTCATTCGCAAAGCGATCATCACACGTTTGACAAATAACGTGGTGATTGGCGGTGTGACATTTGGTGTTTATAACCGGGTTCCATCAACGGCATCATTTCCGTACATTTTAGTTTATTCAGTTTCATCTGATGAAACAGATTTCAATCAATCATCGTACATCACAGAAACAATCACACGCATTGAGGTGGTGACACGTTTTGCATCTGATTCCGGTGGTGAATTAACAGCCAATCAGGCAATCAATAGAATTTTAGAATTAATCAGAACACGTTCAAATGGTTACTTTGATTTATCTGCGGATGGATTCAATGTATTTACCTGCGTAAAGGAGTCATCAACGTATATTGTGGATGATGAACGTGATCACACGTATTTTCGTGGCATAGTTGAAATAAGTAATAAAATCCAACAAACAATTTAAAATGGAAACAAGGGAAGCCATTATTGGCATTGTATCATCATCAATTACAGCATTCATTTCGTGGATAGTAGGCAAACGAAAAGAGAATGCAGATATTAGTACAATACAATTAGAAAATTCCCAACGTGTGATTGACATGGTTACCCAAATGAATGAAAAGTTGGAAGCGAAGGTTGACCAATTGAGCAAAAAGGTTGATGAATTAACGGTTGAAATCGAAAACCTGCGTGAAGAAAATCACAAATTAAAGCACGGAAAACCTGTAAAAAAGAAAGAAGATAACGAATAATGAAAGATCAAATCACATTAGATCGCATCAAATTAGTGCATCCAAAATTGCGTGCTGAGGTTGCAATCATTTATGATGAAATTGTGAACGCATTAAGAGGCAAAGCATTTTGCAGATTTACACACACATTGCGCACATTCAAAGAACAAGAGGCAATATATGCACAGGGCAGAACAAAGCCCGGCCCGATCGTTTCAAAGGCAAAACCGGGGTTAAGTTTACACAATTACGGATTGGCAATTGACATTGTTTTAATTGATGCGAAATCTGTTTCATGGGATATGAAAAAGGATTTTGATGGGGATGGCAAAGCAGATTGGATGGAGGTTGTGGCCGTGTTTAAAAAGTACGGTTGGGAATGGGGTGGTGATTGGAAAAAATTTCCGGATGCGCCACATTTTCAAAAAGCATTTGGCAAAACACCATCGCAATATTTTGCATTGTGGAATGCGAAAAAAGTTGATTCACAGGGTTACGTAATAATCTAAAATGAAAAAATTCCTAATCATCGCCATTGTTTTGTTTGCAAGTTGCAAACCATCAAAAACAATTATCAAAGAAAATACGATTGTTAAATATGATACCATCCACACATCAGATGTTATCTATAAAACAAAGGCAATCAGGGATTCAATTATCATCGAAAATCCGTGCGATTCTTTGGGCATTTTAACGGACTTTTATTCAAAATTTTCTAATTCGAAAAATGTTGTGGATTCGATTTGTGCCTTTGGTAAATCAGCCAATGTTTTTTCAGCCCTTACACGTGATAAAATATTGTAACGGCTCATCATTTTTCGCATTTGCTTTGCATCTGCATACCCATATGTTTCGTGGTATTTTTCCGAAAAATGTTTCATTGATAATGGCGATGAAAAAAAATGATCCTTGATTTGATCGTGTTTTAAACCCATTTGTAGTTTTTTTTCAAAATTAGCCATTTAACTAATTAGTAAAACCGACAAATAAAACAAAAATGGCCGTAGATAATTCCACGACCATTCTGCATTCAACCTAATCAACATCCGATTCACCCATAAGATGAACGGATGCGCAACCCTAAACCTATGAAAAACAAAATTATTCCTGATATGAAACCCTGTATGTGCTTGCAACATCCGTGTAATTATTCGGAATATGAAATTGACACGTGTAAAGGTTTGATTTTAACTGCACCCGGATTGAATCAACAATGGCCGAATCTGTTTCTGTTAATGTCGGAAATTTGATCCATAATTTATGGGCCATAGTCATCACAGAATAATCATCCATATTGTACAAATCCCCTTCATATTGCATTGAATATTGCCTAAAATCATTCAATCTTTGTTGCGTGACAATCTGTTCCAAAAATAAACCATTGGCATCCTGCGCACGTTTGAATGCGTTATTGTCCGTAAATGCCCCTAAAAACACAACTGAATCCAAATCGGCCTGAACCACACCTGTATGTTCTAAAACATCAGATGTTGCAAATGTGCCTGATTGCTCCCGGATAAACCAAGCCTCTTTATAAACGTTTTGATCCCTGTCAATATTTCTGACTGCACAATTATCCAAATACATCCCTGTGTATGATCCCGGTGCATCAATATATGGATATGAAAAACCCAATTGCATTGTGCCGGGTTCTGGTGCTGCTGCTGTTGTGAATTTAAACGTTTCAAATCTACCTGCTCCCACAACTTGCGTTTCATTCCATAAAACTGATCCGCCTGATGTACCCCAAGTTTTATTCACATTACTCCAATATGTATAAACACCCGGTGAATATTCAATACGTAAAAACCACGGCAATCTGTTATCGCTTCCGCCTCTGTCAATATTAACTGATATTAAAACCTGATATTGATTCCCTTTTATGGCTGATGCTGCCCCTGTGCTTGACAATCTTACCGTGTAAACACCCAATGCGCTTGTGCCTACATATTTAAGTGATTTGCGCCCGGCAAATGGAACAGGCACAAATTCCGTTGTCACTAATGTTGTTGTCCAATTCTCATAGTCAAATTCAAACGATGCGTTCAAATTCAAATCATCCTGTTGCTGTGAAATATCAACAATTTCCTGATATTTTTTGACCGGCCTGCGTGGTGTTCTAAACAAATTTTGGCCAATCGGCTGCATATTTGTTGGCACAACTTTCAACATATTGGTTGTCACCGTTGATTGCTCAACCCCAGATGCATTATAAATCCAATATTTGATGTTTTCTGTGCCTGCATTTAAAAAGCCTTGTTTGGCTGTTAAAATGCCCGATCCTGTATATGTTCCTGCCTGTATGCCTGCGATGATTCGTTGATCACCATAAGAGGAACAATTGATGATATACCAACGGCCAAATGATTGAAAAATACGGCAATTGAATCCAAGTAAAATTGAACGCAATGTCATTTTTGAATCATTGATGATATATGAATTGTTGTAAAACCCAGATTTTTTGATTGTAATCTGATCAAATACGTTTTTCCACGCTGTATCTGTTGAAATCCTTAAATCATTGCTGATGTAGATGTCATAACCTAATTGTAAATTGGCCAATGCATTCCACATAAATTTCCACAGGCTTTGATTATCAACGTTTACAGCCGGCATCCACGTATCATATCCATCTAATTGCCCCAAATTGTCTGTGGCTGTAATTGACAATGAATATGGTGTCGAAACCAATGCCTGTGAATAAAGATCGTTTACAACCCAACCTGACCAATATGTGGCCCAATTATTGGCCGATGCCTCAAAATACACAACCACTTTGTATTCACGTTCATCAAACAAATAAAAATCGTCATAAGTAACGTCATCCGTTACTAATAAATTTAACGTGCATAATGATCCAATCAATGGCTCATATAAATCCTCCTCAGCCTTCCACTCTATTTCAACCGGCTCACCTGTTCCAATCATTGGTAAAACCTCACCGGTGTACCCATTTTTGAAAATCT